GAGCTATCCGCCAGCACTGACGGGGAGTTGATCTTGGTGCCGGGCGGGAAGCAGTGCGGGTGGACCGTCCCGGGGTAGCCGATCCTCGGCATCCGGTAGCTCCAGAAGTTGCGCCCGTCGGCGGCCAGGCACTCGGGGCTGGTGCGCGAGTCGCGCACCGTGTGCCAGCCGAGGTAGGTCCCGTACAGCATCGACGCGGAGTCCACCTGGGCGGCGGCCTTCGCCCGGCCCCACCCGGCGACGAGCTGCTGCCCGTAGAACCGCCGCTCACGGGCCAGCGCGTAGGTCCACAGCCCGGCCTCGGCGCCGGCCCGCATCAGCGAGTCGTCGCCGTTGAGCCGGAAGATCCCGGCCACCAGGAACATGGCCCGCCGCATCAGGTTGACCCGGGCGATGTTCGCGCCCGCCGGGCCGTAGAACCCGGCCTTCTCCGGGGGCATGCCGAAGATGATCTCCAGCTCGGCCTCGGTGACCCGGCGGCGGACGCCCCAGGCGGCGAACACCGGGGCCAGGACCGAGGCGGCGGCGGCGGCGGTCGCCGCGGTGGCCAGCACCGTGGCGGCGGCCAGCGCGAGCTGCTGCTGCTGGGCCGCGGGCGGCGGCTGGCCCGGCGGCGGGGGCTGCGGCTGGGTCACGCCTTCGGGACGGCTTCCGGTGCCGGTGCCCGCTCATTGGGGACCTGCCACACGCCGAAGGAGGTCAGGACGGCGGTGATGATGATCACCCACTTGTTCTCCGGGCCGAGCAGGTAGGTGAGCGTCCCGGCCAGCCCGACCGCCGCCGAGATGATCCACTTGCGGTTCTGCCGCCAGTAGGCCGCCAGCCTGCTCACTGCGGGTCCACCGTCACGTCGCGGTCCACGTGCTCATGCACCCGGTGCCCGAACGTCATCGCGTGCATCGCCCCGTTGGACAGCAGGGCCTCCACCTGCGAGGAGTCCGGGGCGTCCTCGGACCAGTCGCCGGCCTCGCACCGGGCGGTGGCGGCGCTGTGGCTGCTGATGCGGATCGCGGTCATCTCACCCATGATCAGTTCCCCCTTTACGGGCGGGCCAGCGGCGGGCCGGGCGGGCCGCCCGCCGGCCGCGGCGGGGCCGCCTGCTGGCCGGGCCCCGGCGGCGGCGGGCGCTGCGGCAGGCCGCCGCGCTGCTGGGCGGCGGCCTGGGCGATGCCGACCGCGGCGTTCGCCGCGCCGTTGAGCGCGCCGAGCGTGCTGGCCGCCTGCTGCGGCATGCCCGGCGGGGCACTGCCGGCGAGCTGCTCGGCGCGCTGGTTGGCCGTGCTGGCCAGGGCCTGGTGGACCTGGTCGATGTCGAGCTGCAGGATCGACGCCATCCGCTCGGTGATCAGGTCGAGCACGGTCAGCGGGATGTGCAGCGCCGGGGCGGCGGCCAGGGTCTGGAACATCGTCAGCAGCGCCTGGATCTGCTCGTCCTGCAGCGGGCCGAAGTGCCACTCCGGGTAGACCGCGCCCGTGCCGAAGTTCAGCATCACCAGCGGCCGGATGATGTCGTAGTTGATCGACTCCGCGATCTCGGCGGCCACGGCCTGGCGGGACTTGAGGTAGAAGCTGGACTGGTCCTGGGACAGGGCGTAGGACCCCTTGCCCCCGGTGGCCGAGCCGGTCAGCGCCATGAACCCGGCCAGGACGCTGTGCGTCTGCCAGCTCTCCAGCCAGGCCAGCGCGTCCTTGAAGACCGTGCCGCCCTCGCCGCCCCCGGCGATGATGTCGAACGCCTTCTGCCCGTCGGCCGGGTGGACCAGGCCGACCACCCCGGAGGACTTGAGGCTGGCCACGTCGTCACTGCGCTGGTTGGCCTCGGGCTGGTCGTTGCCGTAGACGATCACGCGGGGCAGCGCGGTGTTCTCCAGGAAGTTGTACCAGAGGTACAGCAGCTTCATCTTCGTCTGGTAGCACCAGTAGCTCAGGTCCATCTCGGACACCCCGGTCATCGGCTCGCGGTGCTTGCCGTGGGTGTAGACGTAGGACCGGATCTCGGGGATGTCCACGTAGCCGGGGACCTTCTGCTCGCGGGAGACCTGGAGCTGGCCGCCGAACAGCCACACCTGCTGGCGGAACCCGTTCTTCTCCCCCGACCGGGAGTCGTACCGGGCCTGGCAGGTGGCCGGCGGCCGGTAGGCGATCTTCTCGTAGACCACCCGGCCGTCGGTGTCGCGGATGCGCCAGACCTTCTCGAAGAAGGCCCGGCGGTAGACCTGGCCGCTGGTGATCTGCCCGACGAGCTGCTGGATCGGGGTCTTCATGCCCTCGTCGGTGTCCGGGGTCATCATCACCGAGCGGACGAAGTCGGCCTCGCCCTTGTCGCCCTTGCCGGGCCGGATCTCGTAGTCGGCCTCGCGGATCGGCAGGGTCAGCACGGCCTCCACCGCCGAGCAGATCCCGTCCCGGCGGAACATACTTTTCATGTCACGGCTGGTCCACTCGCCGTAATCGAACACGTCGCCGGACCCGTAGTACGCGAACAGCCGCTGCCCGATGTCGAACTGGGTGCCCAGCTCGGCGCCCAGGAGCTGGCGCCGGTCAGAGGGCCGCAGGTCGGGGAACGGCAGGATGTTCGCCTGGTCCGGGCGCCTGGCCACCGCTGATCACCGCCACGCTCGCACGTTGTTCCTGCGGGAACCCGCGGGAACCTGGTCCTCGGACAGCGGGGCGAAGTCCTCGACCGACCACTGCGAGCTAGCGTAAGCCCCGTTGTGGGCCTGCGCCAGGCGCCGGGAGATCCCGTGCTCGGGGGGCACCGCGAGGGCGTCGATCTCGGCCTTCGCCGCCCAGGGCCGGGCGCCGCGGCGGCCGGGCGGGCCGTAGTTGCGGCCGAGGAACGGGGTCAGCGCCCAGACCAGCGAGTCCAGCCGGTCCGGGGAGCGCTCCCCGAGCGCCCCGGTGAACGTCGCCATCTGGTCCTCGACCTCGGGCATGTGCTCGTCGGGCACCAGGCTGCCCTGGGCGTCGGCGCGGGCCACGTGGCAGTGCCGCACCAGCCCGCCGTACTGCTCGTACAGCGCGGACACCGGCTCGGCGCGGGTGCGCTTGGCCTGGGACGCCCAGATCACCCGGTACCGGACGGTGACCTTCATCTGCCGCAGCACCTGGTCGAACGTGGCCTTGAGCCACGCCCCGCCGTGGTTGCGCTCGATGATCAGCTCGACCGGGGTGCCGGGGTACAGCCTCTCGTACTCCAGCGCCTTGCGGATCACCCGCTGCGCGAAGTTGACCGGCGCCTCCTGGGCGCCCCAGTTCTCGATCACCCACAGCGGCCACGGGTCGCCGGGCATCCCGAGCCCGGCCACGGTGTAGGCCTGCTCGTCGGAGGTCTCCGACCCGTCGGAGGGGTCCACCCCGATCTTGATCTCGCGCAGGGCGGCCGGGCGGTCCGGGACCCGGCAGGAATCGAGGATCTCCCGGGTCCACAGGGCGTTGGCCACGTCGTCCAGCAGCTCGCCCTCCAGCTCCTGGCGCTCCAGCCGGGTGCCCTGGGCGGCGCCGATCACCGAGCGCAGGAACTCGTCGGACAGGTTCTTCGCGTTATCGACCGTCCGCATCCGCCGGGTGATCACCCCGCCCTCGCCCGGGTCGTCGCGCAGCAGGGCCCGCACCAGCCGGCGGGCCGGCCGGGACGCCTTCGGCGTGCCGGTGGCGATGATCTTGCTGATGCCGTCGCGGACCGCGTAGCGCAGCGACTCGTTCCAGGCCGTCTCCCACTTCTCCCACAGCCCGATCTCGTCCGCCCAGGCGCCCTTGAGGTTCCTCCCCTGGATGCGCAGGCCGCCCTCCGCGGCGGAGTCGATGTAGATCACGATCCCGCTGTGCAGCACCACCTGGCCGTAGGTCCGCCAGGCGTTCTTCACCGTCTTGGACCGGTGGTCCTTCACCTCGGCCATCGAGGTGCCCAGGGCCCGCAAGATCCCCGCCTTCCCCTCGACGCACTTGGTCCAGGCATCGGCGTAGGTCGGGGCGATGATCCCGTACTCGCCCTCGCCGTCGCCGTCGTCGCGCACCCACTCCGCCAGGCCCTGCGCGCCGGCCCGGGTCTTGCCGCTGCCCCGGCCGCCGCGCATGAAGAACACCCGCCAGTGATCAGTGACCGGGGGCAGGAGCTGCTCGGGACGGGCCTGGCGGGTGCGCCAGCGCACCTGCGGGTCGGCCGCCTCGCCGCCCTCGTAGCCGGCGGCAACCCGCTTGAGCGCGGCGCTGAAGGTCATCAGGCCGGCATTCTCAGGAACGTGAACGTGGCCGGCTCGCCGCCCGGCATGGTGACCTCCACCACCCGGTGACCGCGGGCGCGGTTGGCCGCCGCGTACCGGTCGCGGTCGGCCTCGGTGGCGTAGGCGAAGCCGATCACGTACTCGCCCGGCGGCCCGGGCGGCAGCTCGGTCACGGCGAGCTGGCGGGTGACCCCCGGCTTCACGCCGCCGCCTTGGCCAGCTCGCGCCGCAGGGCGCTGCGGGCGGCGTCCCGCTCGGTGATCCCGAGCCCGGAGGCGGCCAGCGCGGTGTCCAGCGCGGTCTCGATCGCCTGGACCTGGATGTCCTCGATCTTGGCCATCCGGGCCTCGATGCCCAGCTTGATGATCCTCTCCCAGAGCTGGGCCAGCCGCTCGATCGCCCGCTCGTACAGCAGCACCTCGGCCCGGAGCTGCTCTCCCACCCGGTCGTGGGCGGACCGGATGCGCTCGCGGCTCACCAGGTAGGCGACCACCTCCTGCATGATCTTCTTCCACTCGTGCATCTCGTCCGCGAGCCCCAGCAGGCCCGCCAGCGGGTCCGGGGCCTTGCCCGGCTTGAGCAGCCGGTCGCCGTGCTCGGCCATCAGCTCGGTCATCCGCCCCATGACCCGGCCCTCGACCACCCGGGCGCTGGCCGACCTGCTGGCGACGTGCCCGACCCGCACGCCGTGGCTGTTGCACCGGGGCGGGCTGGTGCCCTTCACGGCGTAGTTGCGGCAGGCGTCCGGGGTGCCGAAATGCGTCCGGCAGCGGAAGAACCCGGTGACCGCCTCGGCCTCCTCCAGGTCCTCGTCGGGCACGTGGTGCAGGCAGAAGCCGAGCCCCTCGATCTCGCGCTCGGCGCAGCCCGGCCAGCCGCACACGGCGGTCCCGTGACCGGGTATCGGGCCTCCGGGCTTACCGGGCACCTGGCCTCCGCGGGGACTGGTGGATGCCCCGGCCCCTGGTCCCCGCTTGCGCCAGGGGACGGGGCACCCGTCCTAGATCCCCCGCAGCATCGCGTCGGCCTCGCCGTAGGCGGCCGAGCGCATGCTGTCGGGAGCGAAGCGGCCGACATCACCGACCGCGGCCTCGCAGATGGCCTGTATCCGGGTCAGCGCGGCGGCCATCGACGCCGGGTCCGCGTTCGCGTTGCCGGAGGCGATCGTGTAGAGCCGGTCGAAGATCGCCGCGGCGCGGGCCGCCCCGCCCATCGGGTTGGCCGGGAGCTGCGGCACCTGGTTGGACACCCCGGTGCCCTGCGGCTCCGCGGGCGGGGCCACCACGGGCGGCGGCGCCGCGGGCTCGGGCGGCGGCAGGCTCAGCGCCGGGGGCGCCGGGGGCTGCTGGCTGGCCGGCACCTGCGCGGCCACGGTGCCCGGGTCGGTCACCGGGCCGCCGGGAGCAGCGCCGCCGGGCGCCGCCGGGGTAGCGTCAGAAGGTGGCTGATCAGGAGCCGGTGACGGCTGATCAGGTGGCACGGGCTCTGCTGCGGGCGGCGGGCCGGCGTCCGGCGGTGCCGCCGCTGGCTGACCTGGCGGAGGCGCAGCGGATTGCTGATCATCTGCTGGAGCGGTACCCGGATCTGCCGCGGCTGCTGGCTGACCTGGAGCGGGAGGGGTGACAGGTGGCTGACCAGGAGCAGGAGCGTCAGGCGGCGCGGCGGCATCTGGAGGAGATGATTGGCCCGGGCCCGGCGCGGGCGCTGGCGGCGCTGGCTGATCAGGTGCAGGGCCGGGCTGATCCGCTGGCGGCACTGCTGAGCCGTCCGCTGGAGGAGCGTCAGCGGCAGGCGGTACAGGACCTGCTGGCGGCGTGGTCGCGCCTGGGTCCGGGGGCGCGGGAGCGCCTGGCGGCGGCGGCTGATCCGGGGGCGGGGCCGGGGCCGCAGCGTCGCCGGGCGGCTGCGCCGCAGGATCAGCGGGAGGCGTGACAGCCGCTGAATCAGGAGGCGGCGCAGCCGCGTCCGGGGCCACCGCCGCCGCCGGGTCCTGAGCAGGGGGGACCGCGTCCGCGGGGGGCGGCGGCGCGGCATCCGGCGGCGGCGGGGGCGGCGCGTCGGCTGCGGGGGTCGAGTCGGGCGGGACGGCCGACGGGTCAGTCATGATCTTTCTCCCCGCTGATCGGAATCCGGCCAGGCTACCGCCCGGCGGCGGCGCAGCAAGCGGGGAGGGTCGTGCGCTGCGGGCCGGGCTAGCTGAGACCGTCGTGGGAGCGGAACCGGCGCCCGGCCCGCGGAGCCGAGCTTACGCCGGGTCCTCCCGCGGCTGCCAGTACCCGCCGCGGGCCAGCTCGACCTCCTCGCCCGTGTCGGTGGCCCGCACCACCGTGCCGGGCGGCACGTCAGTGATCTCCGGGAGCAGGCCCGGCATCTGCGCGCTGGTGCAGTACAGCACCTGCCGGCCCCGGTAGGAGTCCAGCTCGGAGCGCAGCCGCTCGATCTCGCAGGTGGCCTCGGTGATGATCGCCTGGGTGAGCCGGGCCAGCGAGTAGGCCAGCGGGTCGGTGAGGATCTCGCTGGCGTGATGCGCGGCGGACCGGTGCCAGGACGCGACGAGGGCGGGGAGGCCGGGCGTGCTCAGGACGGGGTCATGATCATGGGCTGGTCCCTCCGCGGCCGGGCCGGTGGTCACGCTCCGTAAAGGGCGACTGTAAGCACAGCTACCGGCGGCGGTCAAGCAGCACGCCGCCGCCGGGCATCTGGGCCGGGGTGGCCGGGGCGATGCCGGACGCGAGGATCTCCACCGGCAGCAGGTGCTCCCAGCACAGCGGCAGGATGCCCGGGTAGAACGGGGCGGCGCCCGGGGCCGGGATCACGAACGGGGCGTAGAACCCCCAGGCCACCGCGGGGGCGGGAGCGGGGAGCGGGGCGGAGCGCTGGGCGGCGAGGGCGCAGGCGGTGGCGCAGGCCGCGCACCAGCCGAGCGGGCCCGGGGCCGGGCCGGGAGGAGGGGGCATGAGGGGGGAGCTTACTGGCCGCCCGGGGTGCGCTGCGGGGGCGGGGGCCTGCGGCGGCGCGGGTTCACCCGCAGCGCGCCGCGCGGGCCGGGCGGGTCCGGGACGGTGCCGCGGACGCGGCGGCGGCCGGCGGCGGGCCCGAGATCCCACGGCGCCGCGAGGCCCGCGCTGCGGGCCGCCACCGTGAACCCGGGCTGCGGGGCGCTGCCGCTGCTGATCACCGGCCGGGCGGGCGCAGGGCGCGGGCCACCTTGCGGGCGACGAGGACCAGGGCGGCGCCGGCCGGGGCGATCAGGGCCAGGGCGGCGGTGATCGTGCCGTCGGCGAGGGCCTGGCCGGCGCGGTAGAACGTCCATCCGGT